ACTCGTTGTTCCCATTATTGATAATGCTTAGGGTAGAGCCTTGGTACGTGGTTCCTTCAAGTTGGATTTGTGGGGTGTGATCGCCATGAACGGTACGCGAACTAGACGTGCCAACTAACAGGCGTCCGGATGCATCAATTTGAACTCGGTCGCCGCCGCTATTCCCAGCAATCAGATTACCAGTAGAATCTCCGTATAGATAGTTGGTAGTTGCGCCAAGGTTAATCCTTCCGTTTGAACCGCTTACTACGTTAACAATGCCGTTTACATCTAGCGGGTATCCAGGGCTAGTAGTGCCAATCCCTAATCCTGTTGGCGTAAGGCGCATCAACTCTGTTGGATTAGATGCACTATTGGTTGTTTTGAGTGCAAATGCGAGGCTGCCAACTCGGTGGTCGCTGGCAAGGCCAAAGGCGCCAATACGGGCAACCTCTCGGGTGCCAAGCCAGGAAGATGTATTGTCACTGTAAAACTTAACCTGAGCACCTTCTTGGGCAGCATTAAGGTAACGACCAGATCGAATCCCTACAGCGTTTGCCGCATCGGTTGTTCCATTGGCAATTTCGAGTTGATCGCTAACAGTAGAAGTCCCTATCCCTACACGCCCTGAGGAGTCAATGTCAATGCCGCTACCTGCATTTGTATAAAATTTAAGGTTTAAGCCGTTAATGCGTCCAGCAACGTAAGTATCTTGCGCAGCATTTGTGAAATCAACAACTTGGCCGTTGCTGAGAATCCTGCACAAGTTTGTTGAACCAACTACGCTATCGCCGCCAGAAACATGGAGACGTGCGCTAGGACTACTAACCCCCACCCCAACATTCCCACTCGCATTAACAAACAACCGCCCCGTGCCATTAGTTGAGATGGCTACTTGGTCAGCACCAGGGGAATAGATGCCAGTGTTGGTGTCGCCGGTGAACTTCAGAGAAGGGGTGCCAGCAGAACCAAGAGCAAGAGCTGAGTTGCTGCCGTTCTCCCGCATCATCGGGTAGCCGCCAACTTGAACACCGTCGTGAACAACTACGACTTCTTTATCAGTATCAATAGTTGTTTCACCAACAGCACCAGTAAAAGAACTGTGCTGAACAGTAGTACCGCGACGACGCTGAATTTGAGTGGACATTAGCAAAAAGCTCCTTTAATTAAAGACTACCGTAATCAACAGTGGTGCCTGCAGCATTAGTAATAAGACCCCAATCTGCCAAATAACTAAGACTTAAAAGGGTAGATACTGTGCTTTGAGCGGTGGTTGCACTGTTAGCTGCGTTAGTGGCAGACGTAGCAGCATTAGAAGCGCTTGTAGCTGCGTTAGAGGCACTAGTAGCCGCGTTAGAGGCACTAGTAGCCGCAGCAGAAGCTGAAGCAGCCGCAGCAGCAGCGTTATCATCAGCTTGAAGGATTTCAGTGATGTTGTCAGAAATAGTCTGAGCAACACTGGAAGTAATTGTCCATTTAACAAATGTGTAAGTATGAAGAGTGCTTGTGGACAGCACCTGCATACCACCAGAGTTAAGAGGACCGGTACCAGTAATACCAGTAATGGTTACAGCGCTACCGTTTGACCGAGTAGCGTTTGTAGAGGTACCAGAACCGTTCCAAGTTAGTCCAGAAGCATCTGTAACTTCAACAAGAACACCAGCGTCAGGAGCACCACCACCGTCTACAACACCATCATTAGGGAACGTAATTTCAGTAGCTACAACAACGTAAGAACCAATGTCGTTAAGCAGATCGATAATCCGACCGTTAACAGCTTGAGTGGTAGGAACAGTGGTGTTGTTGCTTACCCACGACTCTGTGCCATCAATTGTCTCTGAAGTTTTGTTCCAAAAATTAGCGTCTACATAAACTTTGGTAGCAGCTTGATAATCAGTTGTTGGTGTAGGAACAATTGGACTACTAGTAAACGTTTTAACGCCGTCAATAGATTCAGCGCCAGTGACATTTACAAAGCGGTTATCAGCTTCTGTTTCCGTGTAATAACGATTATCAAGTTGACCAGCATCAAGCTCAGCTTCTGTGTAATAACGATTATCAAGGTCATAAGACCCAACAGAAGTAACGTGACCTTGAGCAGTAACAGTAATGTCTTGAAGAACAATACCGTTGCTGTTATTAACAGTGGTGTTAGCTCCAGCTACGTTGTGGTTAATTGTAATTTGACCACTACTAGGGCTGTTATCGGTAATGCTGATGTCAGTACCAGCAACAACATCAGTGGTTAAAGCAGTATCAATTTTGCTGTCAATACGATTATCAGTAGCAGCAGTCGTAGCCCATTGAGAGTTATTAGACGCCCAAGTTTCACCAGAGCCAATAATGGCTGCTTGATCGCTTAGGTCACCACCACCACCAAGAAGAGCCCCGTAAGTGTCTCGGAACTCCTGAAGAGCATATAGGTTTTGGTTAGAAGCGTTATTAAGGTCTGCAGCAGTAAGCGTTGAACCAGCGGTATAAGTAACAACGTTGTCATCAATGCCAGTAGTTCTTTGAATAAGAACAGTGGCACCAGAAACTGCAGTGTTAAGAACAATGGCAGTTCCAGCAGTGTTAAAAGTGTAATCAGTAGTAAGAGTTTTTAAAGCTCCATTTACATAAACAAAAACGTCAGCCCTACGAAGATATTCAATAGGGTTACCTAAGCTGTTAGTAAGGGCAAACGTTGTACCAGATGCACTGGTATAAGTGACAGATGCGTAAGCCATTACTGAGGACCTCCGGTCAGACGGTTGTTAAGGATCATTTGTTTCATTTCAGGCGGTGCTTTGTAGCGTTGACCAGGAAGATCACCCATTAAGAATTGCTCCTTAGCTTCAATATTAATCAGTTTATCAACCTCGTTTTGAAGAATTACTCGCCGCATATTGTCCTCTCGGTTCCAGTTAGCATCTTGAACTAAACCAAAAGGACCCATTTTGAAAGGACTGTCAACACCAGGATACTGAGTGTATTCCTTGCTGGTAACCAGCTCTTTCAGGTACTTGTGGGTACCTTTGTACTGTTTACCGTTAGCAAAAAAGGTGAACTCACTGTTCAAAAAGTGATTGAAATCATTCAACACAGTGTCGTTCATACCAACCCCATCGCTGTGGTACAGGGTTTTACGAGGAGGGTTGATTAGGTTGTAAACCATCTCCTTAGCCACAGGATCCTCCATGCGATCAGGGAACACCCAGTAGCGTCCTAGAACCGCCTGAATGGGATACCAAACACCAGCGTGGTTAGCTTTGACGGTTTCACCAGAGGTGCCGTACCAGAGGGCTTTACGGGACCTTGTGCGGAACTCAGGGTCTTTATTGATGACTGACACCAAAGCATCAGCCATTACACCAACAGGGCTGTACTCAGTGGCGATACCAAAGGTACCAAAAGCTGTGTCTACAGAACTGTTAATGAAGTCCTCAACTGTGACTCCCTTTTCACCAATCTTGCCTCTGCTGTAAAACTTGCTAGAAGCAAAGCGGCTAACAGGAGAAGCAGGCTTACTGGGATCAAAGCCCTGCATCATTACCTTACGCAGGTTGAGGTAAGGGTCACCAGCCTTTGCTACAGATTCAGACAGAAGCTTTTGAATACGACTTACATCACCAGTAGAGGCTGATTTAAGTGCAGCAATAAGTTTGTCAAAACCAGCAATTGAAGGCGTCTCAAGAATGGTGTTAGCAAGAGAAGCAGCAACAAGAGCAATCAAACCAGAAGTGTCTTTACCAGGAGCAAACTCCACCAAGTCACGAATGGTTGCGTGGAACGCCAAGGTGTTCCCAAGGACAGGCAGGTAACGATACGGAATAGCCTTGTCACCAATCATCCAGGTGTAGGGATCTACGGCCCCTTCTGTTTGACGATAAGAGTTTTCAAGACCACCTGAAATGTCTTGGTTACCATCTCGAACTAAGAAGAACGCAAGAGAGTTAATACCAACAGACAAAGCCAAAGCACCTTGAGCTCGGTTCCGCTCAATAGGATCACTACTAAGGTATTTGCTTTCAAAGTTAATAATTCCTTGTTTTACATTGGCAGGAAGCAGATCAGAAACAGATTCAGGGAGCCCTTTAAGGCTAGTAGAAGCTGCAGCACGAACTACATCAGCAGAAGCTTGAAGTATTTCACCGCCATAGGAAATCATGGCTGCCCGCTTAATGCCGTTTACTGGTGACGTAATGATCGGGAAAATGTCACGAGCAAAGAAAGCCAAAGGTGCAAAGCTGCTTTGACGCCAAGAGTTAATTGCATCTGTAACAGAACCAAGAGGACCAGTAAGTTCTTCGGTAAGGTTTACAGATTTACTAAGGCGAAGCATCCGCTCATCGTTAACTGCATAACCAATCGTTTTCTGATCAAAGCCAACTTTGATGGGTTGGTAAATGTCAGATACTTCTTTGTTTAAACGATTAGCAATTTCAGTTGCACGATCTACAGAATCAATCATTCCAGCAGCAATCTGCTCATCAACCTCAATAATTGCTTTTGCTCGTGCTCCAGCGTTCACAAACAAAGAGGTAGAAAGTTCGTCAGCAGTAGCAGAAAGTTGGTTAAAGATTGTGAGGTTTACATCCTCTCCACCTGGGTAATAGCTCTCCTTACCAATACCCATTCCACGCAGGGCTGTGGTTGGGAGGCTGATTGCTTTACCAATCACGCTTCTTTTGTTCCAAGCCTCAGCAGGCATAAAGTAATCGTGGAAGACTTTTGTCATCACACGAGTTTTGTTGAGAACATCAAAGATACCTTCGTTCTCTTCGCTCTTTTCTAAAACGTAGTTAAAGAAAGGAGTCTTAAAACTGGTGGCTGCAAGGTCTTGAGAAATAGCCTCTTCACGGCGAAGACCAGACCTACGAGACAGGTCATAAGCAGCGTCAGCAGCTTGAGCTGGGTCAGTAATAGCCCTTGCAAAAATAAAGCGGTTGTAGGTAGCATCAAGGGCTTCACCGATGACAAACCGAAGCTGCATCAGAGTTTCTTGAGAGATCCGAGCTTCTTTGAGGTTCTCAGCAGCAAAAGCGTTCTTACCAAGCCACTTGGAAGTCTTGGCCGTAATCCTCGGCATGATTGCCATACCAAGCAACTGACCGACTTGTTCAGGGACAGCTTGGATTGGAATAGAAGCAATCATTGCAGGGTTGGACAGCGGAGATCCAACTTGCAGACGAGCCAGAACTGCATCACCAGTCAGCTCAAGCTCTTTCAGTTTTTCGTAGTTACCTTGGCTTTGATACAGCTTTTCAATCAGGTTTTCAAACCCCTCAAACTCTTCATCAGTCAGCTCTTCACCAGCTTTTACTTTGTTAAAGAATTGACCAATGGTTTGATCCATCTCTTCCTTAGCGTTTTGAGCTGCCTTTGAAATGCTGTCGGCAAACTCGTCACTATCACCAAAAGATGCAAGCTGCTGGTTGAACTCACTGAAAAGCTCTTGAGGTGCCCTGCTGGAGAACCCAAGACGATTACGGCGGTCAAAGAGTCTCAAAGCGTTACCAACGCCATAGAACAGCTCGTTGATGGCCTTAGCGTTTGCCATCAGTACTTGGTAGCTGTCAGTAGCGTTAGAAAGGGCTGTGACACGATCCAAACCCTCTACATCTTCACCCTGCAAAATTCGACGCAAATCACGAGCATCACGAAGGGCTGTAGCAGCGCTATCGTCCAGCATCGAAATAGGAACCATGATTTTGTTCAGGTTCTGCTGTACGTCTTTACCAAACCTCTCAGACTCAACAAGAGCGGCAATCTTTCTGACTGTTGAGTTCTCACCAATCAGTGTCGACATCTTCCTGATTGCAAGGCTGTATTGCTGAGGAAGGATTGCTTTACGAGCTTCCAGGCTGTCTACAGCAGCTTTAACAGCAGCAGCGTTCTCAAGGGAGTTCGTGTACTTAATTGCGTTAGTGCTGTAAATCTTGGTTATGTCCTCAGCAAGGTCAGTGCCCTCACGAAGGTCATCAACGATTTGTTCGCCTTGCTTTGTGATGATGTCGTTTACACCACGAACAAAGTTTTCAATAGTTTCTTTGCTTTCAGTGGGGTCTTGGTGAATGTCTAGGCTCTTGTTGGTTTCTTTGATCAGATCAGCCGTAGAGCCAGCAACTTCGTCAAGCTGAGGAGCCTGCTGAAACTCTTTCTCAGCCAGCACATCAGAATCAATAACCAGCTCACCCTCATCCGTTTTGGTAATAGGCACAGGGTTAGCAATCGGAGCAGGATCCCTAGGAAGACCAAGCTGAGGATCAATGGGCTCTTCAGCCTGAGTCGTTACAGGAACCTCATCGCCAACATCAGCACCACCAGGGAACTCAGGGACAACAGGAGCCAAACCACCGTTGTCGATCACCTTGTTGTGGATTGCATCAGTTTGCTGAACAAACATCCGCATAAAGTCTTCGTTGAGGTTTCCTGTAGCTACAGCAGCCTCAGCGGCGTTCAGGAGGTCCTTGAGTTCCCCGTAAGCCTCTCCGTAAGCGTCTTTGATGCTGTAGTCAAAGTCCATCTCATCGAGACGATTCTCAGCAAACAACTGAGAGTTACGACTTTCCAGCAGTTGAACCCGTTCAGTATCAAGCTCATCAAGAGCGTTGATCAAAGTACGAGCATCATTCAGGCTGTTACGGAACCCAATAGAGGCCGTCATCGTGTCAACAGTGACCCGCTCAAGCTGAGCTTCCTTGCTGAGACGATCAAGGTTGGTGCTTTCAAACTGCGAACGCTGAACGTACAGGTCTTGAAGCAGGTTGATCTGCTCAGACAGTTCAGAGGCCTTACGGAGCTTTGAGCTGTTCTTGCTAGCTCTTTTCCCAGTACCAGTGCTCTTGTTGATCCAGTCAGGATCCTTAGCAATAGCTTCTTCGTAGGCAGCCAAACGATCTTGGATTATCTGGCTTTTCAGGTTCAGCTCTTCAGAACTCTTAACACCCAGAAGCTTTTGAACTGTAGAAATATCTACTTCAATTTGTTGGAGCTGAGGAGTCAGATCAGGGGCACCCTGAAGGTCAGCAAGGATGTTCTCAGTTTCAGGTAGCAGCTCACGACGCTTGGTCAAAAACGACTCAGCACCTGCACGACCACCCTTAGCGATCTGAGCAACGTTATCTTCAATTTTGCGGTAGAGCTGAGTGGTTACATCACCAAGACGCTGTTCACGGAGATCGTTGGCTCTAGCAAGACCTTCTGATTCAAGAGCCTGACGGAACAGAGGCTCAGATTCAGTTGCAGCTTCTTCATACGCCTGCTCAATAGGAGTACCAGACGTTGCCTTTTTAAGAACCTTATTAGCTGCGTAGAACCCACCACGAAGTACACCAAGAGCAACAGCACCAAAGCTGACGTTTTTCAGTTGCTCAAAGGCGTAATCAAATTCAGCAGGGCTAGTAGCACGAAGAACTTTTGCTGCAGCAATACGCTGTTCAGGAGTACGAAGTTTTTGGATCTCATCCAACTGCTTTTGAATAGCAGCAGGAGGAGAAGGAGCAAAGAACATTGCATCCTGAATTGCGTTAGGAATAACGTCTTTAATCAGGAAACTAGAGATTACCTTTGCACCGTTTTTAATGTCTTTTGCTTTCCAAATATCAACAAGCTTGTCTGCAGTTTGGACAGTTTTACCCATCATCGAGGGAGCTTTAAGCAGTTTGCTAACCCCTTTGTCACCACCAATAGAGGCAAACACACCAGCAGCCAGTTGACCACCCCAGGTCTTTGGTTTGATGTTTTTCTTTACAAACTCGCTGTCTTCGCTGAACAGGG